ATCTACATGATTATCGAAGTATTCAGTTGGAAATTCACAATCTAATATAAATTTACTCATTTTTGCACCTCTACTTCTTCTAACATATCCCATTCATCATCTATCTCTTCTAAATGATTTACTAGGCTATTCAATCCATTACATACCCCTAGATACTCAGCTATTGAACGACTATCGTTTACCCACTCTGTATCGTCTTTAATATCTTTTACAATATTTTTTATTTGAGATAAAGTAATATTCATTCTTGCACCTCCTTTTTTACAATGTAATAGTATTTATTTTTAGTAACATACCCAGTATAGGAAATGTTATCAACCTCACAATCTCCAAACCTATGAGAATTTTCCAATGTCTTAGGCTCTATGTAGCAAGGGTTATCCATGAAGTGAATAGCTATATCTTTTGCACTCATTTTTGCACCTCTACTTCTACAACTTCACCATGCTTTGTTAAAGCAAAATGTTTAGGTTTAGGCAAATTCATATCTGCCCTTTCAGGATAAAGCATATCTAAGATAGCTTGATTCATAGTAACCAAAGTATTAAAAGTCTTGATTAAAAGAATGTCCTCTTCAGAACTTTCATAATCATCTTTCCATTGGTTTTCTATCTTTGTATATATCTCATTACAAGTTCCAATGTTCACCTTTAAAGTGAACTCTAATAGTTCTCTATTCTTCATCCTCTTCCTCCTTGATGTCACCATCAAAATCACATTGAGAATCATCTCCATAATCCGTACCAAGATATGTAACCTCAATACCATTATCATTTTCGCAATCGCCTTCTTTTGTAATGCTAGGCAAACAAATTGCTAGGGCAAGTTCACCCTCAGTCAGCTTTCTATCAGAAACTATACTAAAGTTTCTTACATCAACTGATTGCTCAGTCACTTCATACTCATATTTTTTATTCATAATATTACCTCCAAGTAAATTGAATAAGTTAAATAAACTGTTTCACGCTTTTGCGATCCTCAGTAGAAAATACACATTTTCTATACAGTTTCATCAAAATCGACATCCTCAGATCGCTCTGAGCGACATATCTAAAGGTAAGACAGGCACAGACATACCCTAAAACACCCTACCTTTAAATCGTCTTAAAAAAATAGACCAGTAAACTCTATCCCACCCAAGGTGAAATAAATATTTACCAGTCCATTATCATTTACGCTTTCTTGTAACCTGTTTTCCTAGAAGTAAATCTAGGAGTAATACTTGGGTTATCTTGAAAGAGTAAAGCCTTCTCTTCTTTAGTTCCAAAATGAACAATAGCTTTCATCAATCTTTTTGCCATTGTTTGGACACTTGGTCTTCTACTTTCGCCAGTCACTTTATCTACTATAGGCTGAAGTTTACATAAATCCTTTATTGTAAAATCAGTCTCTTCTGCTTTCCATAAAGCAAGTGATTGAGAATGTAACCATTTGTAATAACCATTCATGAATCCTGCTGTAAGGTTAGATTCATTAAGAACCTCATGACCTCTCATAGAATTGCCCATGATATCCAAATCAATATATTTCTTATAAGAGTATGTATTCCAGTCCCATTCTCTTACTTGATCTTTATTCGACAGATCAATATATACCTCTTCAGAAGTACCTTTGTTATCACCAACAGCTTTAATCAACTCAGACTTAATGCTAGTTTCCACACTGGGATTACTTTCAACAGCCTTGTTAATCAAACTTCCTAAAGACTTTAATGAACTAGCTACTGACTTGTCAGCTTTTTCATTTCTAACTTTAACAGGCTCTTCCTCTTCCATTACTGGAGGAGTAGCTACCCATTTTCTTTTAGCCTTTTCTTTAGGTTTTAAGACAGGCTCATTATTAATACTGGCTTCCACTTTAAGTAACTCATCGAGTTTCCTCTTAGCTTCTAGCACAACATCACCAATGATGCCTTTCATTAAGTCATCCTTGCAATGAATAGACTGCTGTAGCAATCCCTTCAATTGTTCAGATTTATTTACGCCAAAATCAGAATGAATCTCATGCATCCACGCCCAAATTTCTTTAGGCACTTTTACAAGTACATTTCTTTCTGTTTCGACAGCTTGGTTTTCTTTATTATTTTCCATAATAAATGCGACCTCCATCGCTTAAGTTTCTGTTTCATGCTTTTGCAATCATTCAGCCAAGATACACATCTTGATACAGAATAAAGAAAGGGCGGATTGCTCCGCCCTATCAACTATCTAAGGTTATTCACATCGACATAAACTGTCTCACCAAAAGCTAAATCTCTTGAGTAAGAACTCTCCTCTGTGCAACACCAAATTACTGGGACATTAGGCTCTACCTTTTCACTTACATAACCAAATCCATCTGTGAAGTAGATAAATGCTTGCACATCATCTACATCATCAGAGTAGTCATTGAAAAGATTGAAAGGTGGGTCAAATTCTGTACCACCGCCACCTCTAATCTCAAGAACAAGTTCCTCGCCTTGATCAAGTTCATATATATCCCACCATTCACCTTTAGAGTTCTTACGAACAGTTGTATCGCAATAACAAACTCTAACTTTCTCAATACCGCAGTCTTCTGCCATAGATTGAATCTCACTTGCGAAACAATCTAATTCATTCTGATCAACACTAGCAGATGTATCAATTGCAATTGCAATCTCACCACCTTGCGGAAGCCTAGCTTTACTTGGCAGATTAATTCCCTGCCATGCAAACCTTCTATTAAGCCTTGCCCACGAGTTATCATCAGCAACTGATGACTTTAAAAAGTCGCTAAGTTCGTCTTTCCAACAAACTTCAGTCTTCTTCATATCATCAACTCTAGTGCCTAAAGCAGAAGTTCCATCATGAGACATTGCTTTCTCAAGTCTATCTCCCATCATGACTGATCTCTGTATCTGAGTAGTTAACTCAGTAAGTTCAGATTCATTCAGGGGTTTTCCATCCTTGTCTTGAGCATCCCATACTTCGCCAATTGGGTTTGGTATGTCATCATAAGAATATTTACCAGTCCCATTTCCTTCTGCTTCTCCTTCCTCTGAACCGCCATCCCCATTTGAGTCTCCGCTTTGATCTGAATCATCATCCTCAGAATCGCCATCGCCCTTGCTTTGACCATCATCAGATTCTTCTTCTTCACCTTCATTTGGATTTAGTTGAGAATTCATTTCATTGATCTGATCAATTGCTTCCTGCAATTTATCCTCATCACCTGTCAGAATTCTATAAACCTCATTAGCAGACATACCTCGATACTGGCGATCTATTAGACCACCTTGGGGTAAGACAAATCTAAGATCAAAATGTAGCCACGCATTGATTACATAATCAGTAGCGATATTCCAAATCTTAGGATGCCTATTACCTCTTCTTAGAGGATGCTCCCATATGACATGACAAGCTTCATGAATTAGTACGCCTTGTATTTCCTCTTCAGTAAGATTGTCTACAAAGCTTCTATTCCAATAAATACGCTTGCCATCAGTTGCCATAGTGTCACAGCGATCACTAGCTTCAACTAAGTCAAGGCTCAAAAGCATGGAAGCCATGCCAATGTTACCTTTCATAAGTTTTGATCTAGCGGTAATGATTTTCTTCTCTGATTTATCAGTAATCATTTGTCACCCCCAAAGGCTTTATCTAAAAAGCTACCTTTAAGACTTCCAATTGAATCTGCTAACTCATCAGCCACTTGCTTACGCTTGCCTTCACCTAACTCAGTCTCATCTCTTAAAGAATCAATTGAGTTAACTTGAGCCAAAACACCGCAAAGCTTTTGATGAGCATCAGTAACATCTTTATCGTTACCTAAAATATCAGAATTGATAGCAGGCAAAACATCAACTGCCTGCCTTAATTTATCAAAACTGCTATCTTTAAAGAAGCCACCTTTTTGCTTGTTCTTTGGATCATAGCTTTCAAGCTTATCAACAATGTGATCAACCTGTTCAACCAATGCTCCAACAGTAAGCTTAAAAATGTTTTTAACATTCTTGTTGGCTCTCTTCACTGCATCACGTTCTATCCTTTGTTGCATTTTTTCAGATACATTTATTCTAATATCTGAACCGCCAAACGATGGAACTAGACTCAACTCAAAATCAAATTTAAATTTGGCTTCAAGATCATCTACATGAGGAAAATCGTCTTCATCAAACGCTTGCCCAAGTTCCCTTTTAGATTGCTCAACAATCTTTGGATACTGCTTTAAGAAATTCTTAACTTCTTTGAAGTAGTCAGTCTTAGCTTTATCCATTGCATCCTGCAATCTTTCAAGGTTCGTGTTTGGGCATAATCTATACCCAGTCACAACTTTTCCATCGTAGTCTGTGGTGTTGTCATCCCATGCCACAGTCAAAGGATAGTAGTAATTGTTTCTAAAATTGTTTTGGATTCTGCGAAAGTATTTATTCGCATTAACTCCAAATATATTCTTTGAAACATTTAATAGTCTCGCATCGCCTGTTTTCACATCGACAGCAAGCCTATCCCTTAAATACCTGTCTACCTTAACGCCACTTGGGTGTTTCGCAGTAAAGCGAACCAAAGTAGCACTTTGAGACAAAGTATTATTCATTTTATTATCCATAATAACCTCCATTATTTAATTAGATAAAATTTCAATTCCCTGTTTCGATTCTTTTGAATCCACTTAATAAATTAAGTGCCTATTGCTAGGTCATCAGACGAGATACACATCTCGTGACAGGAATAAAAGGAGGTGCGAAAGAATATTTACCAGTTAAATATTCTTTCAACACCTTCGTGAGATTAGACTTCGAAGTCTTGATGATCTACCTTGAACTCAGAGTAAGTAGCTGTATTTTTCAAATCACTATTAAAAGCGACAGCTTGTCTTACAAAGAAAATAGCAAACTCAACAGTTGGAAACTGTTTTACATATGCTAAAGCATTTTCAAAGTAGTCATAAACCACCTCGTCTTTTGCTTCTTTGATCATAGTAGTCAGAGCAACGCAAAAGGCATAACAAAGACCTGCTTGATCTACGACTTCCACATCTTTACCAGTAACAATGTCTTTCAAATGTGGAAAAACATCATCTTGTAAAGACAAGAAGTTAGTAAATTCAATTGCTTGAATCTCTCCAACATCGCAACCTGCAAGCGTTTGCAGTAGTCCTGTTGGCGGAGTAGTCTTAAGCGAGTCGCTCAGTCTTGTCCATGCTCTAGGCGATGGCTGTGGGGTCGTAACCTTAGAGTCAAAATCGTTTAAAGAATTTGGCTGTAAGTTTATATAACCAGTCACACTAGGGTGAACATCATTTTCATATGCCCACTCTAACCAGTCGTTAGTATCATGTTCAAAATCAATCATCGAACACCTTCCAACAACATGACTTGGCAGTTTGTTACTACCTGCTCTATCAGTCGCTCTATTACCTGCACAAATTATTTTCCAACCTTTTGGTAAAACATATTCACCCAGTCTTTTCTCATAGATCAACTGACCCACGATAGCTTGGACACTAGGATGTGCTTGGGCATACTCATCAAAGAATAAAACACCCTCACCACCCATAGGCAGATTGCCTAAGAAGGCTCTCTTTTGTCCGCCATCATCATCTATATATGGTAATCCTCCTAGATCAACTGACTCGTAAAGAGACAGTCTAAAGTCAATAAAGCCAAACTCCTTAGAATTTGGTTTTACTTTATCTATTACTACATTGCGATCATCAGCTAGATCATCAGCAACTTGTCTCACGACAGCCGACTTTCCAACTCCAGTTCCGCCCAGTAGGAATGGTGAATTACCACCCATTAATACAGATTTCATTATCTGTTTTGCAATACTTGGTTTCATATTAACCTCCATCAATATAAATAAGTTGTTAGCTAAATTGCTAACACCATGACACCCTCGAAAGGGTCAGAGCATCTCTGCTTACTGGTTTAATGTTTCGACCTTATCTCAAAGGTCATCCTCAGATGGTTTATCTTATTATTCAATATGCTCTAGGAATAAATCCTAGAAGCTTGTCTACTCTACGCATCTCTTTTTTAAGCTGTATTGTTACAGCTTCTCTTTGCTTCTCAGTCATCTCTTCATGACCCCATCCGCCAAGTTGCCCATCACACCATGCCCATTCCATATCAAACAATCTATCGTAAATAATACCTTGGGCTATTTTTCTTGGGGTCGTTTTGTTTCCATGCCAATCTTTCATCATAGAACCCCCATGTTGGAAGCAACAAAGGTAGCAATTGCTATCACAACTACTAAAGGTTTTAGGACAAACCAACTAACCCATTCAATACCTTCCATTTTATTTAATTCAAATCTAAATTGATCTAACGATCTAGTAAATCTATTCATAATTACAACCTCCCAGTTGTTTATTTATTATCAAGACTTCCATAAATGGATAAGGACATTGCTGTTACCTTGTTTAAAGTTTCGACTGGAGTCTCGCCAGTCATCCTCAGTTGATTTATATTCTAGGTATTGAACTAAAGTCTACATCTTGTAGCTGTTTTGGTTTAGTTTTAGTTCTTTCAGAAGTATAGCCACATAGATACATGGCTTCATTCAAGTCATCACAGTTATTAAGAAATATTATGGCGTTATCTCTAACCAAAGTATCATGCATAAGAAACCAGTCATTGACCTCAGATGGAACCATGTCATCAGACCTACCAACAATAGTTGCTAGTTGTAGATACGCCTTGATATCACCTCTAGCCACCTCTACATCTTTAGGAATATCTCTTTCAGAAGGAAGAGTATTTACAACCCATCCTACTTGCTTTGCTTCACATTCTATTAATTTTAATATTGCTATTAGTTTATTCATAATCACAACCTCCCAGTTGTTTCTTGTACCCAATAATTGGATACTCATTCAGCCTGTTAATTCAGGGACAATGGAGGATTGTCTCCTCAGATTTCGTATGATCAACCATTCTCGAATAGCTTCTTACTTCATGGTCAGCACAATGAATTCACATTGCTGTTGATACAATCCCTCTGAGGAATTTATGAGTCTTGCGGTATCATTTCGACAGGCACTCTCTCAAACTAGTCACTTTATTAGGCGGATTCAGATACGACCTTCACATTGAACCTAGTCGCGTCCTACTTCTAGAACCTTACCTTTAAACCTTTCAGTACCCAGTTGGGTGGTAGCTAGCTTTTAAAGACATCATCGTTTTGGTCTGTGAGATAACCTTACCACATAAAACATATACTGGTACATATTTCTACACCTTATATGTAACCTATATTTAGCAATCAGAATGTGAGCATTACTAAAGCTACCTAATTGGTTTAATATTTCTCTATGAAAGAAGACAAAAAACCAAACCTAAAACTGGTCAGTAAAGACTCAGTTCTTACCATCAAGCAGAAGCAATTTGTAGACGAGATTATCAAGGGCAAGTTAGGTAGTCAGATCGATTGCTACATGAAAGTCTACGATGTATCTCTGACCAAGGCAGGGAAGACACCTAAGCACGCTCACGTTGATTGTAGCAAGCTTATGACCAACCCTAAGATTAACCTAGCAATTAGGAAGGGAATGGAGCGTAGAGATACCAATGCAGTAGCTTCAAGTCTCAGGACAAGGAACTATGTGATAGACAGGCTCTATGCTGAGAGCAAGGAGTCAGACTCTGATGCATCAAGGATTAGATCATTGGAGTTACTGGGCAAGACCATAGGATTGTTTAGCGATGTTATAGAGACTAAGGAAGCTAGGAGTAGTGAAGAGGTAGAAGCTGATATAGAGGAGAAAATTGCTCAACTATTAACAGCAGATCAAGATCACTAGACCCTCTTCTTTTATTCTGACGCGTTTCTTTAATGACCCCCACCCCCCTTGTGGTGTAGCGGGACTCAGACTCACATATATACATAGTGATCTGCACAGGATATTACTAATTTTTACAGGGGTACCCCCTATATTGCATTTTGATAGCGTTTTTCATACATATAATATATAATTTTTTCAGAAAAGACCCAAGGTACCCTACACCCCCATATTATTTTACAAAAATAGTTGTTTTTTCTGTGAAGATATGCAATTATGTTAAAATCTAGCGTGATTCACATCCAGTATGTACCTACTTGTTAAGTATGTACTTACTAAGTATCACTATCTGGTAGTAACTAAGTAGGTTTTTAATTTATTAAGTACATACCTACTAGTAAGTATAGGAGATGTATGAGTAATCAAATATTAAGTCAAGTACAAAACCTTTCTTTGGATGAGAAGAAAGAGTTATTGGTCTTATTAGATGAATTAGAACAAGCCAAGTCCAGAGAGAAGTGCTCAGAAGACTACATGACCTTTATTAAAGAGGTTTGGAGTGCTTTTATAGAAGGACCTCATCATAAGATCATGGCTGATGCCTTTGAAAGGGTAGCAAGAGGTGAATTAAAGCGTTTAATCATCAACATGCCGCCTAGACATACCAAATCCGAGTTTGCATCGTACCTATTACCAGCATGGTTCCTAGGTAGCAGACCAGAAAAGAAAATAATACAGACAGCTCATACCGCAGAACTAGCAGTTGGCTTTGGTAGGAAGGTTAGAAACCTTGTTAACAGTAAAGACTATAAGAAAATATTTCCTAATGTAAATTTACAGTCGGATTCCAAGGCTGCGGGTCGTTGGAATACAAATAAAGGCGGAGAATACTTCGCGATTGGTGTAGGTGGTGCGGTTACTGGTAAAGGTGCTGACTTACTTATCATTGATGACCCTCATTCTGAGCAAGAGGGTGCAAGTTCAGACATAAATGTATTTAATCGTACCTATGAATGGTACACCTCTGGTCCTAGACAGCGTTTACAGCCTAATGGTGCAATCGTTGTAGTGATGACTAGATGGCATAACAAAGATTTAACAGGTCAAATAGTAGATTCCAGTCTGAAAAGAGGTGGAGCTGACCAATGGGAAGTTATAGAACTACCTGCAATCTTACCTTCTGGTAAGCCTTTGTGGGATGCTTTCTGGAAACTAGAAGAGTTAGAAGCTTTGAAGGCTGAATTGCCTAGTTCAAAGTGGATGGCTCAGTATCAACAAAACCCTACCTCTGAAGAGGGAGCTATTGTTAAAAGAGAATGGTGGCGTAAGTGGGAGGGAAGAAATCCTCCTGAATGTGAATTCGTGATTCAATCATGGGATACCGCATTTCTTAAAAACCAAAGAGCTGACTATTCAGCATGTACCACATGGGGAGTTTTCTACAAAGAAAATGATGATGGTTTTTCGGCACCAAACTTAATACTCTTAGATGCCTATAAGGAGCGTCTAGAGTTCCCAGATTTAAAGAAGATGGCATTTGAGAAGTACAATGCCTATAAACCAGATGCGTTCATTGTAGAGGCTAAAGCGGCTGGCTTACCTTTAATATTTGAATTAAGAGCAACAGGTATACCAGTACAAGAATATACTCCTAGTCGTGGAAATGATAAGATATCTAGGGTTAACGCTGTTTCTGATCTATTTGCTTCAGGTGTCGTTTGGGCTCCTGAAACTAGATGGGCAGAAGAAGTTGTAGAAGAGTTTGCTGGTTTTCCTAACATGGAACATGATGATTTAGTTGATAGCAGTACGCAAGCTCTGTTAAGATTCAGACAAGGCGGATTTGTTCCTCTTGAAACAGATGAGGAAGACGAGCCATTAGAACACAATCGAACAGCAGATTATTACTAGGAGAATAAATTGGCTATTGATAAACAATTACAAACTGTAAGACCTATAGATGGTTTAATAGAAATGGAACAAGAAGAAGGTTTAGACCTTGATATAGAAGAGATACCAGATTCAGTCGTAACAGAAACCGATGATGGTGGAATGATTGTAGACTTTGATCCATCTGCTTCCAATATGGGAGAAGAAGAATTTAATTCTAATTTAGTAGAATTTATAAAAGATGATGAACTTAGTAGTATAGGTAATGAACTAATAGGTGCTTATAATGCTGATAAAGAATCAAGATCAGATTGGGAAGAGAGCTACACAAAAGGCTTAGATCAACTTGGTTTAAAGATAGAAGAAAGAACTACACCTTGGGCAGGAGCGTGCGGTGTGTTCCATCCTATGCTTAGTGAGGCGGTAATTAAATTCCAATCACAAGCTATATCAGAGATATTTCCAGCAGCAGGTCCAGTTAGAACCAAGATTGTAGGAAAAATTACATCAGAAAAAGAAAAACAAAGTCAAAGAGTTCAAGATTATTTAAACTACTTGCTTACTTACGAAATGAAAGAGTATCGTGGTGAGACAGAAAAGATGTTATTTTCTTTACCTTTAGCTGGTTCAGCATTTAGAAAAGTTTATTTTGATCCAACACTAAACAGACCAAGCGGTATATTTGTACCAGCAGAAGATTTTGTAGTTAACTATGGTGCAAGTGATTTAGAAACTTGTGAAAGAGCTACTCATGTAATGAAGAAGTCAGCTAACGATATTAGAAAAATGCAAGTTAGTGGATTCTATAAAGATATAGATTTGCCAGATGCAAGTCCAAATCCTTCAGACATTACTAAAAAATACAACGAAATGACTGGCGAGTCAGAAAGCTATAGCTATGACACCAGACATACTCTACTTGAAATGCAAGTAGATTTAGATTTAAAAGGCTTTGAAGATGTGGGAGAAAACGGGGAACCTACTGGTATAGCATTACCATATGTTGTAACAATTGATTATCCTTCAGGCATTATTCTTAGCATAAGAAGAAATTATTACGAAGATGATTCTAAAAAATTAAGAAGGATGCACTTTGTTCATTACCAATATCTACCAGGTTTAGGCTTTTATGGATTTGGTTTAATACATATGATTGGTGGATTAGCTAAATCAGCTACATCAATATTAAGACAGTTAGTGGATGCAGGTACTTTAAGTAACTTACCAGGTGGTTCC